TTTTATCGATCACCCGGACTTTAAACCTTACATTCGCCTTGTACCGGCGGAAGGTATCAACGAGTGGATACATGCCGAAATACTGAGCGAAGAAGGAACCCTGCATAATCCAGACCATCTCCATTTGCTGGAAGCTGACATCGTATTCATGTGGGCGTCGAATGCATTCGCGATGAAGGGACCAACGGTACTGGGCCAGCGCGAAGAGGTAATGATGCGTGCTGGTGGCTGGCAAAAAGCCCGAATGGAACAGCAAATGTATGAATGGTTTGGTCGCATACCGGATTTCATCATCACCCTGGCCGCGGATTACTGCGCTCAGTGTTCCGATCTGGAGTTCTGCGCGCTGGTGGAGCATGAGCTGTACCACATTGCACAGGAAACCGATGAATTCGGCGCGCCGAAGTTCTACCGGGACAGCGGGTTACCAAAACTGAAACTGCGCGGCCACGATGTGGAAGAGTTCATTGGCGTCGTTCGCCGCTACGGTGCCAGTCACGATGTGCAGCAGCTGGTGGACGTAGCGAACAGGCCTGCGGAAGTGGCTCATATTGATATCGCCAGAGCATGCGGGACGTGCATGCTGAAACTGGCTTGATTACCTGGACTGACCTGGACGAATGGTGAATTATGGCGGCTCTTAAAAATGATGTGAAAGCCTACAT